CAGCTGCGGAGCCATTGTAAGTCGATAGGACCTTGTAGCCCTTGTCGAGGACCATGTTACCACCGTGAGACATCTACTACACCTCCCTTAGGCCCTGAACGCGAACGACTCGTCGCGGTAGGCGTCGTACAGCTCGACGTTCTCGGCCGCGACGCGCTCACATGCGGCCGCGTAGTCCATGCCAGCCTTGACCTTCTCGGCCACCAGCTCGTTGAACTGCTGCCCGGCGTTCTTGTCCCGGCTGTAGCGCGTGTTCGACCTGGCGCGCTCGCCCATTTCCACCACGACGGCCTGGCTGGTCATCATGTGATCCATGAGCTGCCAGAACTTCGCGACGACCTCAGGGTCCGCCATGCCGACCACGACGTCGTGAATGAGGTCCTTGGTCGTCGGCGTGACAACCAAGCTGGAGCGGTCGAGCTCGGCCATCCTGCTGGTGATCTCGTGCTCACGCAGCTGCTTGGTGAGGTCTGCCGTCTCGCGCAGCTTGTCCTCGAAGCCGGTGATCATGTCCCTGATCAAGGGGTTGGACTTCGCGAGCTCCTTGAGCTCCTGCGACATCTGGAGCGTCGGAGCCGGCGGTGCAGGCGGGGTGGGGTTGGGAGGCGTCACCGGATCGTTGAGCTTCGCCAGCTTCTCGCCGAAGGCCTTCCAGGTGTCGTCATCTGACGTGGTCTCCGGCAGACCCAAGGACTCCCGGAGCTTCTTCATATCCATATCGTCCTCCGTGGGAGGTGGGGTTGCCGGGCCACCGAAGGTGAGATCCGACAGATTGACTGGAACAAGGTTCTTCAGGTACGGCCGGTTCGTGAGCCCGCCACCGAAGATGACGTTCTTGTGCTCCTTGCCGTGCTGATCAGTCCACAACGTGGTGAACGTCGGCGAGAAGTACTTGTACTCCTTGGCGATGATCTTCTTCTTGGCGTCGTCGGTCCACTCCACAAGAAGCTGGAGGCCGTCATTGGGCTGCTTGGCAGCCTGAACACGAGCACCCTTGACCCAGCCGGCTGCGATGCCGTCGTACATCTGGTGATCGTAGTCGATGACAGGATCCACCGTGCCAAGCGTACGCTTGGTGACACTCGCCGCGTAGCCCTTCAAGGCATCTTCGCTGAAGTCCATCTCGCCGTAGATGGGGTGCTGCACCTTGTCCTGAAGAGGCATGGCGTGTAGCCAAGTGGTGTTCGGGTTCTGCTTGTCAGCGAACTCGATCTGGGAGACGTCGATGAAGTACGTGAACTCAGCTCCCATAACCCCTCCTCGGTGGCGGCTGCTTCTTGACAGCCTTCTTCGGCGCCGCCTTCTTCTTTGGCATGGCTTTCTTGCCCTTGCCTCCGCCACCAGACTTCTGCGGCACTACGATCACCCCTCTCGTCAAACCAATTGTACTACAAGGACCTTATGGCTCACACGCTAGCAGGATATAGCGGGAACACTTACTTGCTAGTCACCCGAATTATCTCGTCCCGACGAACGCTTACCAGGCGACACCGTAGGTGTACCTTTCTGCCTCGGCAGTCCCGTCCGACTTGGCTTCGGCTTCTTGGCCTGGCCAGTGTCGACGGAGTCATCGTTCGGATCCTCTTCCTCGTCATCCGTCGGCTCGCCAATAACCCATCCGCGGCTTGTGTCAGCGTCACGTATCGGCAAGTCGAGCTCTCGGCGGATGAAGTCTTCCAACTCGTCGTCAGGTATGACAGAGCCAGCACCGACGAAGTTGCGGAGGGCGAAGGACATCGTGCGAATGTCCTCCCACTCACCGATGCGCCGAACACGAAGGACCGGGTACTTGCGATTCGTACCCAAGGCGAAGTTCATATTGACGAGCTGCGGGATGACGTGATGGTTGATAATGTCACAGATCGTCAAAGCTATGTACCTCGTCGACTTCATGAACATGTCAGTCGACTTAGGATCGACCGAAGAGTCTTCGAGGAATGGCGCGAGGATGTTAGCCATGATCTGCATGTTGTGGTGGTTGATGCTCTTCATGCAATCGACGGGCTGACCCTCGAGCTTGGCGAACAGAATCTCCCACCCAGGTGGAATGACAATGTGTGACCGCTCGTTCGTTCGCAAGTTGCGACCGATCTGATCGGCCAGCATCTTGTCCTCCTGGCTAAAGCCTGGTGGAAGCTTGATGAGCGGCACACCAATACCGTGACGCTCCTTCTGAATGGCATCGATCTTGTACAGCGTGTCCTTGTAGAAGTAGTGCTTGTACGCGGACCGCAACACCGAAATGCCACGGAGGTCACCAGCTTCAGCCTCTAGCGAGAAGATGACGAGCTTCTCGATGGGAATGAAGATACCTGAGGTATCGCCGAAGCCTGACATCTCAGTGGGCTCCATCACAACGCCATCAGGACCGCCATTCTCATCGTACTTCCAGTCACGTACGTCCAGTGGATGCCGTGGCGCAAGCTTCTTGAGACGGATCTTGCCATCGGGAGACTCCGCACGATCACGCGGATCAGTCCACACCTTCTCAAAGACCATGTGACCATACTCACACATCAGCAAGATGTCCTGCAGCAGCGTGGACCAAGACACGTTCAGCTTGCTGACAAGGTTGTCCTCGACGAATGCAGCGATTCTCTTATCGCGATCAGAGTCGCTTCCAGGCTCTACGAACCAACGGCCTGCCTGGATGGGTGTCTTGAGTAGCCGCAGCGAGCCTCGAACGATACCGTCCTGTCGCTTCATGCGGTAGTACTGCACGAGCCCTTGCCGGTCACGTAGCTTGGAGTTCCACTCCTCACGCGTCCACGCAGTGAAAGGTGATGGCGAACTGTAACCAAGCTCGCGGATCGACACCGTCGCCGCCGTCGTCTTCTCAGCCATGACGACGTAGGAACCATGCACGGGATCGTGACGAGCCTCAACGACATCCATCGTGGCCAGTGCTTCACGGAATGACAGCTGGCGACCGTGAACGTACTCAGCCAGACTCGCAGAAGAAGCATCGACGTATTCAAGATCGCGAGTGCGCACGCCTTCGGAATCACAGATCTCCACAGGGGCGTCGTTGCTTGTTGCAGTCATGGCTGCTCCTAGAAGTCCATGTTCTGGCTGAAGAAGCCAGATGAGAAGTCGTCGTCTGTCCCACGGTATGTGCTCAGCGACTCAATGCCACGGAAGTCACTGAAGAAGCTTGGACTGCCGATTGCTGATGAATCAACAAGCACGTCTGCGAGGTGGCTGTGCAAGCCAAGCTGGAAGCGGTGCATCAAGCCATAGCGCAGCGCGTCAAGTGCATGGTCATCAAAGCGCTTAGCGGCCTCTCGAGGGTTGATCTCGGGACGAGAGTCGACCGCGCGGTAGTTGTTGAACTCCCGAATGGTGTTGATGCACGAAGGGTCGATGGTCAGCCACGGCTCTTGTGCCGGCGTGCCATACTCATCCTCATACATCGTGCTACCATCGGGCAAGATCACATCCCGCGGCATCAAGAACGTCTTCACAAGGTCAATGCCTTGTCGCCAGTTCTCCTTAGCCTCAGGCAGTGCCCAACAACCTACTAGCTGCTGCGACACGTACAAAGCGGCTGCAGGATCCGCTGCGTCGCCGTACGCCAAGTCCAGGTGGTAGCCCTCAGGCTGGTCACGCTGCTTGATGATCCTGATGTGCTCACCCAGCTGCTTGTACGGGAGGTAGTGCTCGCGCCACACGTACACACGGTCCCAAGGGTCAACCTGGAACTCAATGGCAGCTAGGGGGTTTGTGAAGCCCCAGTCAAAGGCAATGTAGTTCGGCCAATCAGGACGGAAGCGATGCTTCTTGATGTGCATCGTTGGGTCGAACTCGTCGTAGATCTTGCCGAGGAAGGAACCAAACTGGGCTCCATACTCCTGCATGAACCACTCTTTGGCGGTGGTAGCCTCAATGAGCTTGATCTCAGAGTCAGTCCGACCGTCAGGGTACACGTATGGATTGTCCCAGCTAGGGAAGCTCCAGCTCTCGAAGTCTTTGAATGTGTCCTCGCCCTGCTTGGCTCTGTGACCTAGCATCCAAAGGTCGTACAGCCAGTTGTAGCCTTCAGGCGTTGTCACGAAGGTGGCCCAGCCGCGATAGTCAGCGAGCGCAGCACGAATGTACTGCTCCCACGTCTCTCGCTTGTGCTTAGCAGCCTCCGACATGATTACACCATGTAATCCATCACCCACGAGAGTATCTGGATGCTGCGCCGACCTGACCTCAAGGCGAGTGCCCCAAGGGAACTCCATGTACATCTCACCGCTACGCTTGCTGTAGGCCTTCTTGACACGCTTGTCGCGACCGTACTTGAGCTTGACAATCATGTCACGCCAGATGTAACGGAACTCCTTCTCACCGAGGTCATAGGTGGGGCCGACGATCCAGTAGCGCCTATCAGGGACGTGCAGCTCGGGCTGGATGTCACGCGCAGCCATGCTTGACTTGCCGAAGCGTCGGCCGCAACATGCAACACGGAAGCGAGCCATCGACTGATGGTAGAGCCACTGCTTTCGATGCGGCTTGTAGCCAATCTTCTCGAAGTAGGCGGCCTTGTCGATAACTCCACCCTGGTTGGTTGCCACGCGCTCACCCCCCTTATATAATAGGCGTAATTGTACTTATGTAACACGCTAATACGTTTCGTCTCACTTAGTAGCTGACGTATACGCTCACAGTGTTCGCATCTGGATCGAGCTTACGGTCAACGTTGCTGTACGTCTCGCCGATGTGACGCACTCGTAGGTTCACGAGGTTGCCTGCACCCAGTGCGGTAATGACTGCTGGACGCCGCTTCACGTAGTTCGCGTTGCCGCCCACTGTCTTCTGCTGCAAGTAAGCACAGTGGCGGTTCACCTTACGCTGCCAGCCCACGCCGCTCCCTCCCGCTGCTGGAACGTCGACAGTAACATCTGCGAAGAAGAAAGCACCATACGGAGTGGCTGCGAAGTCTGTCTGAACACCACCGGTACGGAACCTTCCTGTCGAGGACGAGATGACCCCACTGACTCGTGGGAATGTTCCTGGATCTGTGTACACAAACTGTCCACCGGCCACACCACCGCTGAACACGTTACATGTGTAGCTGACGCCGCTGGTCATTGCTATCTGACCCGTCGGTGTACCGCCACCGTCCTTGAAGAACGCTGAACCGAACTCAAACCACGCAGCGCTCGGGGGTGAGCCGAGCAGAGGATCATTTAGGTTCACCTGGGCCAGTAACGTAGGCCCTGCAGTCGCCCAAAGCTGCCACCAGCAGTTCGAAGGTCGACCGCCGGCGGGAATGTAGACACGCCCACCGGTTGCGACTCTATCTGCACTAAGTACGATCTCAGGACCAAGGGAGTGTGTGGAGAAGTCCTGGTCCGTTGTCGCAGGTGCCAAACTGCCGTACAGGGTGTCAGCCATCACACTCCCTCACGCTGTAGGGTTAGCGCTTCAAGTACACGTTGGTGCTGCCTGCTCCGCGCAACGCTGTCGCCTTGATAGCCGTCACGCCCACCTTGTTACCCGTCAGACCCTTGGTTGGGTTGAGCAGGCCCACCCGACCGTCAGCCGTCGGAAGCGCACCTGCAGGAGTGACAGCGCCTGTGTCGTCGAAGGTGCCAGCGACACCTGGTGTCGTGTAGGCGATGAACACCTCGGTACCTGCGCTCCGGCCGTATACACCATAGCGGCTGGTTGCCGTTGCGTTCGGGAAGGTGATGGTGCACTTGTTCGTTGTACCAGCGCCCACGACGGTCGTCTTCGCAGCGACCGGTGCGCTCTCCACGCCATTCACGACCTGCGTGATGCGGTAGCTGTACGTCGCCGCTCCCAGTGTCCCACCCGTACCGCTGTTGGCAACCGTGAAGTCACCTGAGGCTGGCGCAGCGGGCTGTACCTGGTTCACCGTCGCGTTGTACGTCTCGCCGTCAGCGTTGCGGAACTGTACGACATCACCAACGACTGCCGTCTTGAGACCCATCGGCCCTCCATGTGGTATTGAAGTCAGTGAATATTCACGAAGCTCTATGCGCACGCCTTTGGTTTGAACAAAGCTCCACAGGGCGTTAATCGTTGGCCGAGGCATTGCTTGGCATGTGATCGTGAGGCGTCTCGCACGCGCAGTCAAGGCACACGCACATGTGAGTGGTACGCGTGGTGCAGTCTGCGCAATGGCACTGGCATAGTCCGTTGATGTTGAGGTGTGGGGTGGTGATGTGCTCAGCCGCAAGCCCGATGGCACTCATTGCTCGTCCTCATCGGTGTTGGGTGGCTGTAGACGGGAGCGAGTGAGGGCGTGGGCAGTGACAGCAGCACCTTGGGCACGCTGTGTGGCGGAAGGTTCACGCACAACAGTGGTGCCGTAGATGTCGTCCCACGGAGCCTTGTTCTCGTCGCCGTCGGTGAAGCCACGCTCTGCGACACGACCCATGACACGGTCGATGATGTACTTGGAAGCGTCTAGGCGGGTGCGTTCGTTGACGGCACTGAGACTCAAGTCGACGATCGCTTGGGCTGCAGCTGA